TTAAAACCGATGGTTTCCGACATTGGTGACGCTACACTTATTGTACCCCTCATTAAAGAATACATGGAAATTGGTGTTAAAAACGATGATGCACTAATTAAAATGGCTACGTTAGTACAACGTGCTTTAAATTCATCTAATGAAGATGGTAGTTTAGGTATTTCGGATGAAGAAAAAGCTCAATTACTTGAGGAAATGGAAAAACTTCAAACTAAGTAATTATGGCTTTTGGGAGAGATATAAATAAAATAACTAACAACTCAGTTCAGAGTGCTCTTAACACTCTTGCTAATCAAATTATCCCAGTTAGAGTTTTAGCAGTTGATAATTCTCCTTCTTTAACTAATGGTGAGATTACGGGGGATATACTTACTAATCAAGCAACTGTCCAAGATCAACAATTAATTTCAGCTTCCCCTTTATTTCCTAATATTAGTTACATACCATTAATAAATGAAGTAGTATTTTGTGTCCAAGCTCCATCGAGTGAATGGTCAAGTGATACAGCTAAATTTAAACATTATTACATTTGTCCCGTAAATATGTGGGATAATATTAATACTAACCCAACCCCTAATCCTTATTCTCAATTAAAACCAACATCCCAAGATAAAAGTATTCTAGAAGTAGATGCAGGCTCATCTAATAAATCCTCAGAAGAAGATAATAACACCTTCAAACCCGGTACTTATTTTAGAGAAAAAAGCAACATTTATTCTTTATTTCCTTATGAGGGAGATATAATTTATGAAGGTAGATGGGGTAATAGTATTAGATTTGGTAGTACTAGTATATTTTATAATAAACCTACTACTACTCAAACAATTAGAAAAACATTTTTAGAATCAGTAAATTTTCCAAGTGGGCAGACTAATGTTCCTTTAGATTTAGAAAATAAATTAATTATTTTAGAAAATAGGGTACAACAATTTTTTAATCAATATGAAGAAGATAAAATTTCAATATTTATTAAATCTAGTGAATCCCAAGTTACCCCACCTCAAGGAATTGAAATTGGAGAATTAGCAAGATTACGTTCTTCTAATATTAAAGAACGTTTATTAAATAGTAATATTCTTAACCAAAATATTACTACTTCATTTGAAGTAGGTGAAACTCCTTATACTAGAGGTGTTGATAATCCTAATGATCTTAAATATTCTAAAGAACAATTTTCACAAATTCAAGTAGTAGTAGAAGGAACAGAAGAAGTTCAACAAGAATCTGATCCAAAACCCTTAAATTTATGGTCTACAACAGGATCAGCAGGTGATCCTATATTATTATTTAGAAATGGTCAAAACCCTGAACTCCCTTCCCCAGCACAATCAAAAACATTAGAAGCTATTAATAAAGATTTATCATCTTTTTATCTTACTTCAACACAAAATATTCCAATTGAAGTTTCTTCTACTAATGATTACTTATCATATGGAGATAACCCACCAACTTCTCCAAAATCTTATGCTGGTGATTCTCAAGCTATTCTTAGTTCTGGAAGGTTATTATTTAATACAACTCGTGACCATATCCTCTTATCTTCAGCTAAATCAATAAATTTAAATGCTATAGAAGGTATCTATACAGATACAATTGGAGACACAGTATTCCAATCAAATAAAGTATACCTAGGGGGTACTAATAATTCTCAACCTGTAATTTTAGGAGATGAATTAGTTACATTATTAACAGATGTATTAAATGATTTATCTACGCTTACTAATACTCTTCAATCACAACCTGGTGTCCCTATAGGTGCTCCATTAGCACCTACTAGTATTGTTGCTCAAACTATAAACTTTAAAATTAATGGGTATAAACAAAGATTAAAAAACACCTTATCTAAAACTACCTCTACTGTATAATGATTACACCTACTTCTATAGAACAAAAAAGAGAAAAAGAGGCCCAATTAAGATCTAGACTTAAAGGTAGGTTAAACTTATCATCATTTGATATAAGAAAACTCTCTGAGTCTATCCCAAATAATTTAAAGACCCAAGGCCAAGCAAGACTATCAGCTTTAATTTTAAGTCAAAGTGGTAAATTTTTAACTAAAGTACTCCCAGGACTAACAGAACTTTTTGCTAAATTTGGGATTACTAACATTGAAACTATATTAGAAGATTTTGATGCTGGAGCATTCAAAAAAGAATTTTGTCCCACCCCAGATGAATTAAACAATATAATTAAACAAAGAAATAATTTAGTTGAATATGTAAATAGTATTGGGAATACTTTAGATGCACTTACTGTAACCGTAGATTTTGGGGCAGGTTTTGCAAAATTTATTCAAGGTCTAGTAACCCGTTTATCTCAAACTAAAACAGGAGCTACCATAGCAATGGCACTTATTCCTTTTGCTCTACCGGGTGCTGTACCTGCTGGAGTATCTACATTAGGTGATGTTACTGATAAATTATTATTTAATCCTGATGGAACTCCAAGACTACCACCTATTACTATTACTGCATCAAATGTATCTCCTGCAGTAGCTTCAACCCAAGTAACAATATTACAAACTGTAAAATTATTAAAAGGTTTAGATACTTTAATAAATCTTTGCAACCCAAATTCAACCTTAATAGATACATCAAAAACTATCCAAGATACCGCTGCAAATGAATTAATAGCCGAGAATTCAACTAATGAATCTACTTATAAAGGATTTATTTTAGAAATTGAAACTAAAGAATTCACAGATACAGTAAACCAGAATAGAGCTGTAGGAAAAAACAATTCAGGAATTGTATTAATTGCAACTGAATTTTCATTTGCATCAAATCCCCAAGTATTAATTGATGAACTTAAATTTATTATCGATAGAGACGATTTAAAAGCATATTAAACCAATATTTATAATCATGAAATTAAACGAATTAAGAAAAGTAATTAGAGAAGAAGTGAAAGCTGCTATCCAAGAAGAATTAAAAGATATTCTTTTAGAAGCTGTCCGTTCACCTAAACCTGCAATTACCGAAAATCTTTCAGTTGCAGCACCACAAACAAAACCAGACCCAGAAGTACAAAAAGCATTTAGACAACAAATGTTATCTCAAATGGCTGCAGGTAATGGAAATATGAATTTAACAACAGCAGATTCTAATACATTTAGACCTGCAGGACCAGCAACAGCTGAAGGCTCAGCCTTACCTGAGGGTAATGTTGGTTTAGACCAAATTATGGGTCTAATGACAAATAAATAATGGCATATAACGCTAAAAAAATATCTCCAATTGATTTTAAACCTAGTACAGCAGTAGGTGTTGCACTTCCTTTTAGTGAACCTGATGTGTTTAAATCTACATTTACAACAAGTGAAGCATTAAAAACTAATTTAATTAACTGGTTTTTAACTAATAAAGGAGAAAGAAATTTAAATCCTGATTTTGGAGGAAATTTACGCCAATACATTTTCCAACAAATAACAGAGGATAATTTAGATTTTTTAAAAGAAGATGTTCAAAATCAACTAGGCCAATATTTTCCCTCAGTTGCTATTGTATCTTTAGATGTTTTAGGTCAAGAAGATAATATGATAATTACTGTAAATTTAAAATATAGAGTTGTAAATACAGGTATAAGTGATGAAATTAATATAACATTTGAATAATGGCAACTACTAATAGAGATATAAAATATATTAATAGGGATTTTGGAAGTTTAAGGCAAAGTTTAATTAACTTTTCTAAAACATATTTCCCAACTACTTATAATGATTTTACCCCCTCCTCACCAGGTATGATGTTTATGGAAATGTCATCTTATGTAGGTGATGTTTTATCATTTTATCAAGATAATCAATTTCAAGAAACTTTTTTACAATATGCACGTGAAGCTAAAAATTTATATGATTTAGCTTATATGATGGGGTACAATCCTAAAGTTACAGGAGTAGCAGAAGTTCCAATTGATTTTTATCAACAAGTCCCAGGAAAAAGTGATGGTGCTGGAGGTTATATCCCAGATTATGATTATGCCCTTTTAGTAGCAGAAAACTCTCAAGTTTCATCTTTAACTAATTCAAATATTAAATTTTTAGTAGAAGATCCTGTAGATTTTGATACATCTTCATCCCAAGATCCCACCACAGTTTCTATTTACCAAGAAACCGCAGGTGTAGTAGATTTCTTTTTACTTAAAAAAACAAGAAAAGCAATCTCAGCTACAATTAATACAACTACTATTAGTGCTGGGAGTACTCCCACAGAATTTTTTACAACAGATATTAGTGCTCCCAATTTAATTGGTATATTAGATATTGTAGATGCTGATGGTAATATATGGTATGAAGTGCCACATTTAGGTCAAGAAATGGTATATGATTCTATTAAGAATACTAATCCTAACGACCCTAATTTCTACAGTGATAATACTAATACTCCTTATTTATTAAAACTAAAACAAATCCAAAGAAGATTTGCTACAAGATTTACCAACCCTACCACTCTTCAAATACAGTTTGGATCAGGTACTACTAATGATGCAGATGAAGAAGTAACTCCAAATGCTGATAATGTTGGTTTAGGTTTACCCTTTGAAAAAAATAAGTTAACAGCTGCGTATTCACCTCAAAATTTTATGTTTACTGATACTTACGGTATAGCACCTACAGGTCAATTAACAATAAGATATTTAACAGGAGGTGGAGCAAGTGCTAATGTTAGAGCAGGTAATTTAACTACTTTATCAAATAGTGTAGTTAATTTCCAAGTTCCTAATATTAGTAATACTGGGGATATAGCTAATACAATCTTCAACTCTTTAACAGTTGTTAATCCTATAGCAGCATCTGGAGGTGGTGATGGTGATACTAATCAAGAAATTAGACAAAATTCTATGTCTAATTTTAATGCACAGCAGCGTAGTGTTACACAAGATGATTATTTAGTTAGAGCATTAGCAATGCCTCCTAAATATGGTGTAGTATCAAAGGTTTTTATTGAACAAACAAAACTTAATACATTACTTCCTGGGGAAATCCCTTCTACATTAACTTTATATGTATTAAGTGCTAATAATGAAAATAAACTAACAAATCCTTCAACATCGTTAAAACAAAACCTCCAAACTTACTTATCACAATATAGAGTAATAGGAGATTCAATTAATATTAAAGATGCTTTTTATATTAATCTTAATATAAATTTTGAAATTACTGTTAGACCTAACTTTAACAGTAATGAAGTATTAACCTCTTGTTTACAAGAACTTAGAACTTACTTTAATATTAATAATTGGCAAATTAATGAACCTATCCAAAAGAAAGAAATATTTTTACTTTTAGATAAAGTTCAAGGTGTACAAACAGTTAAAAATATAAACTTTACTAATAATGTAGGAGGTAGTTACTCACAATATGCTTATGATATCGAAGGAGCTACAATAAATGATGTAATTTATCCATCGATTGATCCTATGATATTTGAAGTTAGATTTCCTAATACTGATATAAAAGGTAAAGTAGTAAACTTATAATAAAATGGCAGTATATAAAATTTTCCCATATCAAGATACTACTTTGTATTCAATGTATCCTAAAATGAATACTGGTATTGATCCTATTAGTCAAGTTTCTAACTTAAATTTTGCTATTGATAGTTCTCCATCTGTTGCTAGAACATTAATTCAATTTGATAACGATGA